TTCTTTACCTTCCATAATTCCAGAAACAAAAGCATCGGGTGCTGAAGGATCTGCTACAATATCAGCAGCAGTTGCAAGCATAAAATCTTCACCAACTACATTGATACCCTCTCTTGTCATTTTAAGGGAACCGATACCACGAGAGGAAACTCCCAACTTTACACCCTCAGAAATCAGAGATTCTGCAATCTTACCCATTGGGGTAGAAAGAATCTTTGCTTTTCCGATGAAGTTTGAACCACTTTCTCTCAGAGAAACAATCTTATGAGAAACTCTATCCAGATTTACAGTAGGACCATCTGGATGTCCGAGTTCACCAAGTGCTCTACCTTGAGCAACATGGTTCTCATTATAACGAGCAACTTCTCTACGAAGAGTTTCCATAGGATACATACGACCATTGCGGTTCTTGATGTTTCCTTGGAGGAAAACTCCCTCAATGAAAAGTGACTTTTTACCGTTCTTGTTTTCAACGATAAATTCGACCTGTTCGATTTCTTCTCTGATGAGTTTCATGGTTTTAATTAGTAAATCCTACTTTGGTTGCTTTAATTGATGTTGTTGACCAAATAACATCAGTTGGAAGTTTTTCCAAAAACTCTACTGAGTTGCCGGGCATGGTGAAATATGCAGTAGTTGCTGCACCAACAATAGTCGAAACTCCAACAGTTACAATTCCTGCAGTATCATTATGAAGTCTTACGCAAGTTGCACTACCAATACTTGTAGCAGCACCGGCAGTTGCACCAGTGGCAACTTCAGTTTCAATTATCTTAGTTCTTTGCATTTTTATAATAAAGTCTTATACTTTTTATTTATGTTTCTTCGTATCCTTCAGCATCTTCTACCTCAATTTCATCTTCAGTTTCATCACTTCCGAAGAGTGAACTGGCGGCATAAGGCTTAAAGGAATCAACTCTTTCAGATGCTTTAGCAAATAAAAGATCTTTAATCTTGTCACTAATTTGAGATGGACTCTCATCGGTGACAATCATATCCATTAATTCATCCATTGATTTAATTAATAAAGTCTGAGTTATTTATTAAATTTCCCCACCCTGTGGAATTTCCACTGATTTTTCTTGAGTTGCTAAGTCCGGTTCCACAACCGGTTCTCCCAAATCCATTCCACTATCTGCTGGAATTGGTTGTCCAGTAGCTGGATCAATTTGCATTTGAGTTGGATCGGGAATAATACCTTCCTCTATTTCCTTTTTAATTTGAATATCTTGTTCGATGATTTCCTGGTCAGTTTGACGAAGAACTCTTCTTCTCAGATAATCTTGTGAGAAATATCTGCCAACATAAGGTTCTGCAGTAGCAGCCAAACTTAGTCTTTCATTCAGAAGTTCTGCTTCTTTTAATTCCGAGAAGTGATTATCATAAAGGAAATCATATTGAATATGTTCATTCATAATCTCCCAATCTTCTGGAGTAATGATATTCTTGAGAATTAATTGAGTTCTCAACATATCACTAAACATATTGGAAAATCTCTTTCTCAGTCTACCAACAAACTTACTGAACTTAAGTTCATCACGAAGAATTTCGGAAGATCGACCTAAGTTAAATCCACCATCTCCACCAATTCTTGAAGTTGGAACATTCAAAGAACGGTAGAGTTTTTCTTGGAAATACTTAATGTCGGTGATTTCTCCAAGGTTCTGACCACCAGGAAGAGTGGAGATTTCAGTTCCTCTACCACCTTCACGGCGAGGAAGCCAGAAATCCTCAAGCATACTCATATATTTTTTATCATCACGGATTTCTCCGGTATTAGCATCGTAAACTAATTTATTACGATATCTCATCATCACATCTCTGAGATATTGCTCTGCCTTTACCTTTGGAAGATTGCCAACATCAATATAGAAAATTCTTCTTTCTGGTGCTCTTGACAATCTATAGATAACCAAAGAATCCTCAATCATTCTAAGTTGATTAAGTGACTTGATTGCCTTGTGTAAGTATGAAAGTGTTGATCCTTTATTTCTATCTACAAGACCTGATGTGCAATATGTGATGGAATCTTTTGACATTTTGATTCCATTATTTGCACCTGTTGCTGTTGGATTTTGTGTTGGGTACGCAGTTTTGGGACTATAAACAAAGTATTCTTCAATTTCTGGAAACTCATAATCCATAGGATTATCAGATCTCATATTTGCCAAACGAAGATGATCGTCTTTTTTCTTTTTGTTTTGGCGAACATAACGCATTTTGAGTGCATCAATATAACGAAGTTCTTGAATCCCTTCATGTGGATTCTTCAGATCAATAACCTTATGGTAGTAGAGTCTTCCATCCACATACCAATTTCTATAAATTTCATGAGACTTTTTATCAAAGTCTAAAAGTTCTAAAATATATTTAAATTCTTCTCTAATTTTTTTCTTAATACCATCACTAGCATTAAGATTGTCTAAGTCAATCTGAACAGGGCTATCGTTCGTATCTGATACAATTGCTTCGTTTACAATATCTTCAATGGCACTATCACACTCTGGATGAAGTGCCATTTCACGATATCTTTTAATTAAATCAAATTCAGTTCTATATACTCCCTCAATATCTACATAAGAACCAAAAAAACCACTACTCAAGTAATGGTCATTCCCGTCCTCATTGTTAGGTGGGACGGGAGAAACTGTACTCGGTGATAGTGGTTCAGTATCCTCAATAGAGAATCCAAATAATTTTGCCATTATTAAAGTTCTTGTCTACTTATGATCTATTTATTATGCTCCAGAACCAGGTGCTTCTGGGAAGTAGTATTGAACTTGGAATTCTACGGTAAATTCTTCAATGGTATCTGATGAATCATATGAAAGATCAATTGCAGATACTGAGGTTGGGAAAATATCAATGAAACGATATTGTGCCAAGATGTTGGATGGTTCACCAGTTGTATTGTTACCTTGCTGGTTTGATGCACTTCTACCGAGTTGATAGACAATAGCATTGCCCATATAATCTGCTGGATTTGTCATACCAGAATGATCACCATACTGAGCTACATTTTGCATCCATGCTTCAAATGCTCTTCTGTGTGAGAAGTTTTCATCATTAATGACGGTAACAGTCCATACATCAAATGTTCTGTCTCCAGCAACTTTCAGAGTACGACCTCTGAAAGGAACTTCGATTGGGGCTACATTTGAACCAGGAAGTGCTGCTGTTTTGCACAGAAATCTGAAATTTTCAGAATCAAATTGTCCGTCACCATCACCCTGAATTCCGAGGTTTACTGCCTGTGGGAATGTAACATCAACCTCAAATAAATTGGGACGAGCACCACCGCCGATGAGTTTTGACTTAAATTGTGAAATGCCTCTTGTTGGAATTTGTGCCATTTTTAGGTTCCTCCTTTAGTAATTTATAATCTAAAATCAAACTCTACCAACAACTTCTTCGAAGCTTACACCAGTTCTGGTGGCAACGAATGTCAGGGTTACATAGTTAATTGACTTAGCTGGTTTCAGGAAGATGTCAGCTCTAAACTCATTGTTGTCAATTACATCAGGAGTGTTATTTGTTTCATCACAAACAACCAAGAATCCATAGAGACCTCGTTTTGCCTGAACATCACGGAGATATGGTTCAACAATATTTACAAAGTTTGCTCTGGTGATTTGGTCGTTCAGTTCGAACAGTTGTGCTTGTGCAGATCTTTCGAGTGCTTGCTCAACGGTGAGGAACAGACGACGAACATTGATTCTATCAAATGCTGATGCATACCCAAGAGCAGTTTTATCACCGAAGAGAAGAATTCCAATTCCAGGTTGATTAACAATTGCGTTAATTCTCTGTGGATAGAGTTGGTCTCTTTGTGCCTTACTTGGATTGTAAGCCAATTTGATTGCGTTGTTCAGAATTCCTCTTTGCTGTCCAGCAGGTGAGAACCATGGGAATGCAAAGATTGAAGTCCTTACCATCAGACCAGCAACATCAGCATTACAAGGAATATAACGGAACTTATCATTAAATCTATCGTAGGTGTACTTGTATCCACTATCAAATACAGCATAAGATGAAGATGAAAGTGGTGCGAAGAACTCTAGGATATTGTCGGTTTGAGTATCACTATTTGTGATATCTACAACATCTGCTCTGTGTGGTGAAATCACAGCAACACAATCTTTTCTTTGACCTGCAATTGAAATAAGATTATTTGCCTTTGCTTGAGACTCGAACTTACTGCTGAGACCAGGACCCATAATTAAATAATCAACCGCAATTTCATCTCTGTTCGAGAACAGATTATAAGATGTCATTAAATCTCCAAGTGTTGCTGCCATTCCACCAGATGCGGAATAATCAGTACCACCTGTCAAATTATAAGTTACATTGCCAAGAGCACTATAGGTTTTGCTTTGTGCTGGTTCGTTCCAGAGACCTTCTGCATTTGTATATTGCGTAAATGCAGTAGAGAATCCAGTTTGAGAAACTAATTCATTTACATTGAGTTCATCTGAAGGGTTATCTCCAACATAAACATAATTTGAATATACTGCAAGATAGTTTTTCCACCATATTCTTTGTGGTGAATTGATTGCAGAAATTGCATCAGATGCTTTAGAAAGTCCAAGGTGCTTCTCTAAAAGATTACCTTGAATACCAGTAACGGAACCAGTATCATCAACAATAACTACGTGAATTTCATCACTCTTTCCATTTCTATCAACTGCATATTGTGAAGTTCCTGGTTTTGGTGCAATTGACTTCCAATAAATTGCAGTATTGGATAAGGACAATACCTGCTGATCATACCAATCAAGAATTGGATTGGTGCCAGTGTTTATAGTTGAAGTTCCAACACCAACTCCACTTGAGTTAATTACACTAACTGTTAAATTGCCACCTGCTGTAGCAGATTTAAATGATTGCAACTGCGACTTTGCTGCATAAGTTACTGGGGTTTCTACACCTGCGGTGGAAACTACAGAGGTAACTTTAACATCGAGAGTGCTAGCACCAACTCCTGTAATGATACCTTTTAAGTAACCATTAAATACTGATGTTGTTCCCACACCAGCCGAAACTACATTAGTCAATGTAGTGGTCAGACCCATACCAACAGATGCAGCTGCTGCAACTACTGTTCCCACATTAAGAGTTTGGTCTGCAAAATCGTCAATTACACAAACCTTTAAGTTGTTTGACCAAGAACCTGGGTTCTTTGCAGCAAAAATATAGTTTGCAATATCATCTGCATAGTTTGCTTCATAATCATCAAAGTTCTTGATTTTTAAGCTTGGTTCTCCTGCAGTAGAAACTCCGGAGGAATTTCTAATTGCGTTTGCGTTTACGAGAGTTGCTCCATCTGCTCTAGCAACCTTAAGAACACCACCGTATGAAAGGAATGAAGATGCACTCATCCAATACTCATACTGTGCGTCTGTTGAGAGTGGCTTACCAAAAACATTAATGAGTTCTTGCTCTGTGGTAACATCAATTGGTTCTTCAACTGGACCAAGTGCAAAAGGACCCGCAATTGCTCCAATGTTATCTAAAACATTATCAGCTCTTCCTACAGTTAAATCAACTTCTCTGACGAGTACGCCTGGAGATAATTGAGGAGTCGCCATGTTTTTCTCCTGATACTTCAGTTTATCTGAAAATATTTATTAAAATGTACTTTTTGATTGGGGAAATGGTGTATGAACAACTACCAATCCGGATATTCCCATTTATCAAAAATTTTTGTAGTAATTCTGCTAATAATTATTCTTTTAATAGTACAATCTTTGCACTCATAAGAGTATGATGAAGGAACTGGACCTCTATCTTTTCTAGTTCTATAAAAACCATCAATTAAATTCTTTGTCTCACCACAAACCCTACATTTTCTGTCGTTGAGAAGTAAATGTCCTAATTTAATTTGCCCATCTAAGTCCATTATGACAAATACTCCCACATATAAGATCTATCACCATACTCATCAGCAAACCATCTATCACCATCCGAATCTACAAAACTTTCTCCATCCAATCCATCTACAATAAATCCAAAGGGAGCCATATCTTGCTCAATTTGATTTTTTTGTTCTTCATAGATTCTCTTACGAACATCCTGGTCAGTGAGTTCCTTAAAGTAGTCCTGAGCAACCAACCAAGCATAAATCACCAAACACATTGCAAGGTCATCATTACACCCTTCTTCCGCTTCAAAAGAATTGTGTTTCTGAATAAATGTTGTCAGTTCTGATATTATCTCATAATCACTTAAAAGAAGTTTATTTTCTTCAATCATAGTCTTAAGATTGAGACAACCAACCTTCTTCACCGTTTTGGACATCTTAACTCCAAGTTGAGTTTTCTTCCCAGAAAATCCTTGACCAACAATCTGTCCCGCTCTACCTCGCATAGAGCACATGAGAAGATTATTATATTCTAAGTCGTAATGAATGATGCTTGCTACTTGGTCTCCAACATCATTGACTTCACATAAGATGTAAGAATCATTATAATTCTTTGCGACATCAACAATAATGCTCGGAAAAAGCATTGGTTTGATTTCATTATTTCGATACTTGGCAACTACTTTATGTGGAAAGGTTGTGATATCGATAACAGTAAATGCTGAATAATCATTACCAACTCCACGGGCAACATCAACTGATATTACATAATCGTGATTTTCCTGCACATCTTCATAAACATCAAGACCAGCACTTCTCTTAAGTGGGTGGTCATATACTAAACTCTTAAGTTTGCTGGGTGCAATAAGAGTATCAACGGATCCTAAGAATTCACATTCAAACTCAACCTTAAACTGCTGTTCTGAAGTATTTGCAATTGTTTGTGCTTTCCAGGTTTCATCTCTACCAGGAACTTCAGACCAATGAACATCTGTTGGAATATACTCATTCTTTTTCTTTTCAGCATCATGCCACATTCGGTAGAAGTGATTCATACCGTGTGGAGTGGAAACAATAATTACTTTCGTGCTCTTACCAGAAGTAATAGTAGGATAAACAGATGCAAAGAAGGAATCTGCAATATGGTTTGGAACGAACGCAAATTCGTCGAGGAAGAGGATATTGAATGACATGCCTCGGACAG